GCCACAGGTAATTGTTGCTGCAAGACTTGCATTCATTATCATTGCACCTGCCAATACATTAACATTATACAGACCAGTAGTAACATTACAGTTATATCCTGTTGCTCCGCATGTAAGTGAATATGGTCCAAATGGGTTAGCAATAGTATATCTGGGAACAGCATCAGCAGCACTACCAGCAGGTGTCATAACTGTTTCAACAGAACCACCAACAACTCTACGAATACCAGTCATTGTCTTGGGTAACCCTATTATTTCTGCATTAATCAGCTCTACTAAGTGTGGTGTAACAACTTCAATTGAGTTATCACCACTAATGACTGTCTCTCCAGCAGAAAGTGATAACTGACTACCACTAGATTCAAATACACTACTAGTAAATTTAGTGGAAATAGATCCTACATTAAATTCAGAACCTTGAACCTCAAATTTAGCACCAACAGTGTTGATATCTATATCAGATCCAAAGCGTATAGTGTGTTTTTGTACATCAGTTGACTCAGGTTCGCCTTGCTTATTTAAAATTTTAGGTGAACCTTCGGCACCAAAGAAGAATCCACCACCAACTTCAATATGACAGTTGCCAGTAATTTTCAGATGGTAATCCCCATCAACGTTTACAACATGATCACCGTCAATCCCAATACACTCATCTCCATGAACTTCTGAGGTATGATTACCAGCATATGATGTATGATCTGCAACCAATGATCCGCTATCACCCTTATTATCATTCGCGGATTTTACAGATGATTCAACTTTCTTCTCAAGTTCTTCAGCATCCATATCTGGATTCTGTTCACGAATTGCTTTGCGAGCAACATATTTTGCATTTTCGTTCTGATTTATTTTTACAGAAGTTGATGTTGTTCCACTTGCACTTTTCTTTACACTTGCCTGACGACCAGGTGTACCGACAAACATTTCATAAGAACCATCTAACCAGGTTTTAGCGGCAGTCAGATAAGGATCTGCTTCACTAAAAATGTTATCGAAAAGTCCACCACTGTCATTAGCACCACCACAAGTTCCTCTACTTTTTCCTCGTATTTTATTAATTTTATCCAGTTCTTCAGGAGTGCAATGAGTAACACCAAATAAAGGATACCAACCTACAGTATCTTTACCACCATCAGGTGTACGATTACAATCACCTTGAGCAAACTTAATGAACATTGCAATCAAACCAGTAATACTGGTGATACCTTTTTTAAGAAGATCGGTTCCTGCTTCAAAGATTTCACTGCCTGCTTTCCATGCCTCAATGATTTCTTGTGCTTGACCAACACCATCAACAATTCCTGAAACTACATCAACAATCTGAAGAACCTGATCAAGAAGTTTCTGGACTTGGCAGATAACAGCATCAATGGTTGCTTGTACTCCTTGCATAACCATCGTTGCCTTATCAATAACCCCATCAAGAAAACTTTCAAGAAAACCAAGAATAGTATCAATGGGTCTTTCAATGAAATTAATTAATTTAGCATCAATTTCACAGAGAGACTTAAGAATTGTTGATACTGCTGTCTGAATTAGTGTGAAGACAAAAAATGGAACACCAGTTGCACCACCAATAATTTCAAGAAGATCTAACTCACTTGCAAGGTTAGCAAGTGATTGTCTCATAGCAGAAACTACTTGTGCAAATATACTACCTAAAAAGTTTTGAAGTCTTACTGTAAGTTGTTGTGCAGTAACTAACTTACCAGTAACAATATCCATGAAGTCACCATCTTCTGCACGAATAAGTAACCCAGCATGGTCAGCAAGATCTTCTAAAAGATATGATAACTTATACTCTAATGTTTTCCATGGACCACCAACACCGTTTGCAGCAGGAATTGGTTTTTCTGGATTTCTAGGTTTCGATGCATTGCCACCACTACCATTAATTCCAGATTGACTTCCTACATTGTTAGGAGAACCAGGACCAGAAGTTTGAGAACTACGATTCTCTCCTTTCTGATTAGGAAGATCTACTGTGTTATCTTCCTTTGCTCTATGGTATCCTTCTTCTTTAGTAGATGCCATACTAGAGTTAGGATTACCAACTGTCATGGTTGCCATATTGACACCCACACCAGGTTCCATCTTCTCACCAGTGAAGGCAAACTGCTTTACATCTTGAGTCTCAGCAGATTTTTTAACTCTCATCACACCGATAACAATCGGCATCTGTGCAGATTCTCCATCCATGAAGAATCCCATAACAATAGCACCAGGTTGTAATTGACCAGAACTTTCACCCTGACCATCATTACCTGGTTGACATGTATGTTGTAATACGGTTGCCCATGGAAGATTATCGGTTGGAAGATCTGATGTTGTTCCACCTCTCACATTAGTATAATATCCAAGAACTCGAACACGAACACGTCCAAGTTCCATAGGATCTTCGTTATCTTCTACTTCACCAACCCACCAGAAAAATCCATCTTTACCGACAAAATTTACTGTAGGTTCATTAATAATACCGTCAATTGTAGGCATTTTAAATTTTTATCCTTACGATTTATTTATTAAGGTAACCAAAATCTTCCAAATATTTACGAGTGAGAGGAGTTGGTTCATATACCTTCCACATCTCACCACCAGCACATGCTGCTAGAGCATTCATTGTCATGTTCTCAGTTCTACCTGCCCATCCTGCTTCTGCTTCCCATGGTACAGCAGACTTGGGGTAAGTGCGTTCTGCTAAGACACGCCAAATCATAGGTACTTCATCTTCTGGTTTGATAATAGCAATCAAACTATTATCAATCGTTCCTGCCATACAATCTTGAGCAGCGTGCCATCCTTCATGGCGCATTACCATCATCAACGTACCAGGTTTACCCATAAAGTTCTTATTTAGAAAGAAGTTATTGGATACAGTATGGTATACCCCACGATGTCCTACTGGAAAATACTTCTCATCAGCAAGGAATACTTTAACACCCACTTGGTTCAATGACACAAGTATATTATGAAATTCACCAGTAACACCAGTGAATTCTTCAGTGTTATCATACTCCGATGAGATGTCGAGCATAGAAAATACTTCCTTCACATCATCAGTGCATTCACCGAGGAGCATACATCCCATAGAGTGCATGGTATTGTAGTCAGTTTCTTTAATCGGTTCTGCTTGAGCGGGAATAATAATCGCAGTCGCTGCAAGTGCAGCAAGAATTGCATTAGTTAGTTTCATTTAGTTTCATTTCATAGATACCAATTTCGTTTATACTCATCATATTGAAGGAGAGTATAACTCTTTCTTTATCGTTAGTGTTTGGATTTGCATAATGTAAAAGTTGGGAAGGGAAGAAAACGACATCTCCCTCTTTAACATTAGGATTGTAATCCATATGATCCCCAGAAGAAAACTCTGTAAAGGGACTTAAAAAAGTTGTAGAAGAATGTATATTGGGATTATAATCCACATACAAAACTGCTGCCCAACCATTCGATCCATGATTATGGACACAATGGTGATCACCTTTTCTTGCTCGCTGCGTCCATACATTTCTGATGTATGCAGCATGTCCAACATCTTTTCTGAATTGTTGTAGAACTGGTTCTATAAATTCATCAAAGATATCAAAGTAATTTGACTTAGATTTATCTAAGTAATCCGATGATACTGTATCGTCTTCCCTATCATAAGGTGGCAATGCACCTAACAAAATAGGTTTGTAGTAAGACCAATTAGGTACAGTATATTGTAATATAGGAATCTTAAATGGATGGTGTATTGTCATAATAATTAATTCATGGGCGAAGAGGGGATCGAACCCCCGACAATCTCCGTGTAAAGGAGGCACTCTACCGCTGAGTTATTCGCCCTTACGAGTAAAACGATAGAGTTCTGTAGAACCCCATACCATTTTACCTGTTTTTAGGTCTAGACCTCGATCACAAGTATGTAGTTTGTCACCATAAGCATGGATTTCAGAGATTACTTTATCACCCCCATAACCAGTACAATTTTCACCAATTATTTTTCCATGCCAAACTTGACCATCGAACGTAAACAGTATATCACAGTCTTCGTGTCTTGTCCAGTCTAGATGATAATTTTCTACAATAACTTCACTGTCAGAGAGATGAACAAATTTATGATTCTTTTTCCGATAAGGACTACTAGGTCCCTCACATCTTTTAAAATTCATTGATTGGAAACCCTCTTCATGAGTCTTCCAAATAATCTCAACAGAAACCCAATTTGTAGGATCTGATTGTGCTTGATACTTATTTGTCCAATGACCCGTCAAGCATTCTTCAAGACTCATAGCATCTCTCTCAACCCTCACATGGTTATTCTAAATTAAAATAGTTCTCTTGTCAAGTCAATCTTCATAAACCAAGCATTCTGGTTCTGAAGGATTTTGATCACAGAAGAGTTCTATGTAACTAGGATCATGATGATCTCCTGCCTCAATCTCTTCTTTATGATTTTCAGCATAATCTTCCAATTCATGCAACTCACCTTCAATGTGGCGACGTTGCTGTGGAGATGTAGACGAGTCGTCTAAGATCTCTTTATCCTTTTTAATGTGTTGCTCGATACTTTCCATAGTACTTCTTTATACAAATAATATTTAGGTAGACCGCCTTGGCACAGAATCTTTCAACAACAAGGCTTCTGTCATCATTGTAGTGCCCATAATTTTATGTGTCAATCCACCAATGACATATCTTCCACTGTACTTTCTATCTATATCCGTAGTAGTATTCCTTTTATAGGTTGCAGGCAGAATTACTTTTATCCCTGATCCTGCATACAAATCAAGGTTGCCAGGAATTGTAATCATCAATTTAATGTTTTTTAAGGATTCAATTCTCATCCATTGATATGCTTGAAGTTCTACTAGTTCTTCATAATTTTTTTGAGGATTTTCTTGAAATTTAGGATCAAAAATTTGATTTGATAATGAAGTATATCTCACTCTTCTTGGATAGTTGACAATATCTTGGATTGACTTATCCATAATTGATAATGGATTGACTGATTTTTTTTCACCTAAATGTGACATTTTTGGCCACATGTCAGAAATTCCATAGCGATAAGCATCAACTGACATATCAGTACTCAACCCCATCTTGGATTGTGTTACAGTAACAGGATCAAACCCAATACTAAACCCAGACCATGCACCATGACGTAATCCAGTTAAGAAGTCTCTTTCTTCTGGAAATACAACAGATTCAATTTTAAATTGATCACTTTCCGTTGTACCTGATTGTTTTGTAGCGTACACATATGTGTACAATTTAGTTTCACCTGTAGTAAAATTAGTCTTTGACTCAGATTGTTTATTTACATTATCAATAATTTTATCGATAGACTTAAAATTAAACCCTAAAGAATTTTCATAGAAAATAAATCCATTTTGAAGAGTACCACCTTTTCTTGCCTTTCTCACAGACCTTTGTGCAATCCAGTAAATGCAATCGAATGGTCTCCAATTTGGTGATACAAATTGTTGCTTATTTACACTCTCTTCAACAAATACACTCTTGTTAGTTTTTATAAATCTACCATCTGTACGTAAAAGTTGCTCTACAATACTAGAAGACTCTGTGGATTTAAATATAACTTCACTATTTCCAAATACATTGTTGATTTCATTTTTAAAAAATTCATCACTGGCACAATTAACAATGAATGAATCTGCTGTATTAAGTCTTGTCCTTGCTTCAATATCATAAGCTCTTAAATTATAGGATCTATCAAGAATTGTCCCTTTAATCTGAATCCTAAACAATTCAGATCCAGTCATGGCACCAATAAATCCAGAACCATCGTTAAAAATAAGTTTTGCTTCTATAGTTGATGAAGTAATACTTTCATAAATTTCCATACCTACAATAAAATCGTAGATATCATCATTACCATCATTACTCTGAAGTTTTTTACCATCTCTAAAGACGTTTACTTTTACCTCAACATCTCCTGCCTCAGCTCTTTGAATCGTCATTTAAGTATACCTCTCAAAGGATTAAGAGTGGATTGTAAAGTCGATGCAATTGATTTTGTAGGACTAGATCCTCCTCCTACCATCATTGGTTGATTATTATTAGAACTTGACATCACCACCTGAACTGCTTGTTTTGCTGCTTGTATTGCTTGACTATTTACACCATTTTGTTGTGCAATAGCAGAGAGAGCAGTCTGAATCATTTGTTGACTTTTTTCAGTTATAGTATTACGAGCATTATTTCTTTCATCTGTTTGTGATTGAATTGATGACTGATTTGTTCCTGTTGATGGTGGAAGGAATTTACTCTCAGGAGCAGAATTACCACCAGCACCAATTCTTAATCCAGTAGCACTCGATGCTTTTCCTCCAGTGATACTCGTTATGATTGATTTTGCTCTTGCTGATAATGGTGTGCGTGGTTTACCACTATCCATATCAAAACTAGCACCACCTCTTCCACTAGAAGAACCATAATCACCAGCACCATGACCACCACCAGTACCACCTTTTTCAATCTCAGCAATATGAGTTTTTACACTGGCATTTCCTGCAGTATTAAAGAAGTGATTTTTATACTTAACAACATTAACATTTTGAGACTCATCCTTAAACGCAGAACCAGTTCTAAATCCAGTTGATCCCATTAAATAATTAACATTTTCTGGACGCATACCATCCGACTCTAGAGTGCCCCTAAGACTTGTAGGATTTCTTGCCATCTCAATTGCTTTTCTCGCTTGTGCCATCTGTTCAGCACTTCTTGCGTCATTAATACTACCCTTACGAACAGGTTCATACTGACCTCGGCCCATGATAACACCAGTGACACTCTTATCGTTTGCCATGAACATTCCCTTTCCAACCTTACCAGATTGAATAAGTCCTGCACGATTCAATACACTGCGTGCTACCAATGCCATACCCGTTGTACCCTCACCACCTGCCTCTGCAAGAACTAAACGCTGCAATAAATTATACTCGCCACTATTAAGTTGCCCAGTTGGTCCTCCAGGACCACCAGAACCAGGACCTGATTCATTTAATATAGGAGGATTTTTCATACCCATATATTTTTTCATCATTTGACGAAGTTTATCACCACCTGTACCATCTTTATCAGATCCCTTTAACTTATGTAAGTCAGATCTTTCACCCGTACCACCCCACCAAGTAGGACCATAGTTATCATGAGGAGACCTACCATCTTTATTCGACGCTGCTTCAGCGTGCGTCATAACATTTTTAATACTTACATCACCTGCACTCCAACCCCAACCTTTAGCAATTACTGCTGCTTCGGCAGTCATTGCCTCAAGTTGCTTTGGTTTGGGGGCAAAAGAATTCCAGTTGTAGTCTTTCATTGCAGCGACTGAAAGACCTACATTTCCAGAGTTTCTATAATATGTGTGAGCAGTATGTTGGTCGTAAGGGAGATGCTTATATAGAGAACCATCGCCCTGAACAGTGGTATGATATGGACCATTTTTCCAGTTATATCCACCTGCTGTCCAATGCATAAAAATATTTTTATTTAAGTTACCTCCATTTGCAAAACCAGGAAGTCCACCACCTTGAGACATAAATTTAGACTCAGGTGCAAAACTAGGCATAACACTCTGAGACATAGGATTACTAAAACCCTTTCCTGGATTAAATCCACCTTGGAATCCACTCACCATTCCACCGATATCAAATCCTTGACTCTGTGCTTCACCCATCCTTTTAGAAGTTAGGTGGGGTTGTGTTTTTGTTCCAGGAGTATTAAGAGGAACGACGAAAGCTCCCCCATTGCTCTTTCTAGCAACATATTCACGTCCGTGTCCGATAAACGAGGTGGATCTCCCCCCGTCCAGTGATACGGGATATCCTGATTGTGGTCCATTAATAAATCCTCCTGATGCTCTTTGGGGTAGTAGATTTACTTTACCACCTTTAGAAAATCCTTCAGGTTTGTTTGCTGGTTCTTGACCATCTTCTACTTGAGTAGCAGTAGTTTCACCGTCTTTGAGATAGTTATATGCTTTAACTCCAGCAAAAGTACCTGCTGCTGCAAGTCCAAGAGCTAAACCTCTACCTAATAGTCCTCTTCTTCCTTTAATAAGATTATTACGAAAGAAAATTAATACATTACCAAAATCGGTGATAATTTTAGTTGGATTGGCTAACCAGCGAAGACCTAATAATAGTGTTCCGAGTCCTGTTAACCCTTTTACAAGTCCCCCTATTCTTTCCCAAGGACTAGAATCATCTGATAGTAATTCATATAATCCTTCAATGGTGTTAACTACACCAAATTTTGCTACATCAAAGATGAAAGTTACTAACTTAGAGATAGCTTGTATAATATTTTTTACTTTCTCTCTATTAGATTTATCGCCCAACCATTGTAGAGCAGGAATTATAATTGCAATCTTTAATAACCCACCCAACATTTTCATCAACCCCTCTAGAAAACTAGGGGTTTTAAACATTTCACCTACGGATCCAGTCTTCTTTTTCTGCTTCTTTACTTTTGTAAATTGAGCATCAAACTTTTTTTGTTGAGAAAGTTCTTGGTTTAATTGTGCAAGTTGAGTATTCTTTAAACTCTTAAGAATTCCTGCAATAGAATTTACTGTTCCACCTAAATTATTGACAGCAGTAGTATTTTTATTGATTGCTTTTACAGAAGCATTGCCACCATTTCCTCCAGATGGATCCTTTACCTGTACAAACTTGTAGAAATTAATTTTTGTGCTTTTTTGTATAGTTGCCATTATCGCATTCTAGTTTGCAAAGATGTAGGAGTTGCATTCACAACACCTCCCCCAGTATTTATTGGTACTGCTTGAGGAATAGGAACAACCTTTTCTATAATCATAGGAATAGGAACGAACTCCATAGTCTGCTCCATAGCATACCTAGCAGAAATACCACCCTCTCGGAATGCTTGTTGAGTCACATTCTGCACTACACCAAGTGCCTCAGGATTAATTCCTAATTCCGACGCAATCTGTCTCAAAGAACCTATACGATCACTACCAAATGCACCAGTGACAGATTTAATAATACTACCCATACCAAAGTTATCAGCAATATTACTTATTTGAGGACTAATCATATTAAGTCCACCTCGTAAAGCACCTCCAAAGTTTCCACTTATAACATTCGATGCAATACCTCCAAGAGAACTGCTCATAAAATTACCAACTTTACTCATAACCCCGCTTACGCCAGGAATCATTCCTAACATTGACATAGGATTACCAGTAGCAAGTGTATTAATACCTGCCATGATAGGTGCAGCACCAGGAATAAATGATGCAGCAGTTCCAAGCACCTGTCCAACAGGACTTTGCATAACACCACTGACTGCATTACCTACACCTTTAAAAGCATTACCAACACTCTTAACTACACCACCAAGGAACATTTCTTGTTGAGGAACTTCTTGTCCTGTGATTTCTTGGAATGTATTTGGTCTATGTAAAAACTCCCAGATTGCAGGACCAGAGTTCCATACAGCACCAATCTGATCAAAGATTGGTTTGATACCGTTGTCATAAACATACCCTGGAAGGTTACTAACAATTTTCCAGGTTTCATTAATTGCCTTGATAGCAGGTTCAATATATCCCATGATGGGATCAATAATCGCTTTCCCAATTTCTTTTGTTTTTGCTATTGCTTGACTAACCTTTTTGCTAGTTGCAGCACCAACAGCTTTCATCATCTCAGGAATCTGTGTCAGTGGTGCTCCAAGCATCACTAACAATGAACCCAACTTGCTAAGTGCTTCTCTTGGTCTGAATCCTACTATAGCATCTCGGATTCCTTCAACTAAACCTCTGACTTTATTAAATGCCCAATTAATTGCTGCTTCAGAAGAAGTTTTAATAATAGACATCAAAATAGGACCACCCTCAGCAAAAATTCGCCCAAGTCCTTTAGCACCAGATAGGATCGTGTCAAAGATAACTTTGACTAACTCTTGCGGACCATTAACAACATATTTTTGGAAGGCATCCCACATTGCTTCACGCCAGGGTTTCGAGACTTCCATCATATGGGTAAAGAAATCTGCTGCAGCACCACTGGCATAATTCCACATGTTCATCATAGAGCCCCAGGCACTACTCATAACATCTTTACCGATGTTTAAGAATGTTTCCCAGGCACCTGCCCAGAAATCTCCATTCATAATATAGTCATTCCAAAGAGTTTTTATACCACCAACAAGTTTCTTGCCCATAGCACCAAGGTCGGCACCTAAGTTTGCCTTACCTAGCATCAAATCATATAAGTATCCGCCGATTGCCTCACCTGCAATGCCACCAAGCATTGCACCAACAAATGCACCTAACGGTATTGTAAT